TCCTTGGGGAGCCGGGGCACTGTTTTCCTTCCGTGGGGGTGGCGTGGGGGACGGTTTGTCATTGATCTGTTGACGTTGGGGGCATGAAAAGCACCAGGACGGTGACACCGAGGGCCTCCACGACGCGGTGCGCTTCATTGACGTCGAGCCAGTCGAGTTCTCCTCGGACCAGGCGCTCGATTTTGGACTTGCCCACTTGGGCGGCGGCGGCGAGGTCTCGGATGCTGTAGGACTCGCCCCGACCTGGGTGTTCCATGATCTTTTTGAAGGTTTCCAGGTCTCTCAGGACGTAGCGCACGGTCAATGGATTCCCCCGGTGCTGAGGTGCCTTTCGATGACCTCAACTTACCCATATCGACGACGATTCGTCAACGACTCAATGACGGTCGACTGACCGGTATCGGCCAAGCCTCAGGCCGGATAGCATCGATCTGTAGACGCTCCGTCTCAGATCCAGGATGGTTGTACCCACTGACCTGCTAGTTTTCCGGCGCAAGCTTCTGCCACTAGAGACAGTCGGTGAAAGTGTGACGCGAGAGGAAGACGACATGACGGCCCCGGCCACCACCCCGGACCCCGGTGCGGCCAACACCTCAGGCCTTGGCGCCCTCTCCCAGCTCATCCAGGACGCCAACGACCGCGGCCTCTCCTACCAGGACATGGCCGACCGTGCCGTCGACCAGGAGACAGGCACCCGCTACTACAAGCAGAACCTGCAGAAGCTCGTCAGGAACCCGCCCGTCAACCCACCCACACCACCGCAGATGCAGGCCATCGCCAACGCGATCGGCAAGCCGTTCCGGATTGTCCAAGCAGCCGTGGCGCAGCAGTGGCTGCAGTACGAGGCGACCGAGCTCAGCGGCTACGACGAGGACACGCGGATCATCGTCGCGCACCTCGCCGGCCAGTCACCCGCAGACAAGCGCCGGTGGCGCCGAATGATCGAGGCGGACGAGCGGGCACGGCGAGAGATCGACGAGTAGCACGACGGCTACTGAACTTCTGTCAACTGATCGCGATTGTCCGTAAGTAGACTTTTCTTCAACCGATTGTCGAACACTCCCTGTAGACGTATCGTTCACCAACCGTGCTCTTCCGGCCAATCAGACCCAAGTGCACCGTTGGCAAGCGGGGAGGCTCCATGCTGCACGTAACCTACGAAGCCGTCGAAGACCTTGAGCTGGGCAGACTCGCCCAGATACTCGAAGATCGCGGCAGGATCCAGGTCCGCCTCGACAGAAACGCTTCACTCGCCGACGTCGTCCGTCAGTTGAACGTCGAGATCGAAGACCTCATGTCGTCCGCCAGCTGGTTCCAGCTATGGAAGGACGAGATCGTCAGCCGGGCAACGCCCGCCTCTCCCCTGCGGATCCAGTACCTGCTCCACCGAGAAGAGCCCGGCTGCGCCGTCGTCCGCGAACGCAAGGGTCTCGTCCGCGTACACATCGACCCGGCTCTGAGCGTCGATCACTTCGCCGCCGCCATGAATCCCGCCTCCAAGGAGTTCCTCCGCGGCGGACAATGGTTCCAGCTGTTCGCCGGGGAGATCGTCGACATGACCCCGGAGCCGATGAGCCAGGTCTGAACGAGGGGGCGGCGTGCCGGGATACATCGAGGACCGCTGGTACAAGAAGGGTCCCGACGGCAAGAGGAACGTCGAGACCGATCGGCACGGTCAGGGCAAGCGGTACAAGGTCACCGGCATCCCTGGTGTGAGATCGCGGTCCTTCCCGGACAAGCAACTGGCGGCGGCCAAGAAGTGGCTCGCCGACGCGCAGACCGACAGCGGCCGGGGGAATTGGTACGACCCGCGCGACGGGTCCATCACGCTCGACGAATACGTCCGCACCCACTGGTGGCCGACGACCCGATACGCGCCCACCACCAAGGCATCGGTGCAGTCGAAGATCTTCAAGCACATCCTTCCGCACGTGGGCGCCCTGTCGTTGAACCGGATCGGTTTTGAGGAGATCCGCGCGTGGCAGACTCGCGCTGAGCAGGACATCGACGTCGGCACCCTCGTAGTGACCTGGGCGCACTTCTCGACAATCATGCAGGCCGCCTACAAGGCGAAACGCATTCCCGCCAATCCCTTCCGTGATGACGACCTCAGGGCCCCCCGGCTGCCGAAGTCGAAAGCCCTCGCATGGAGCCAAGAAGCGACGAGCTCGGTCCGGACCGCGCTTCCTGAGCGTTACCGGATCCTGGCAGACCTTGCCGTCGGCGCCGGCCTGCGCCAGGGCGAGGCGTTCGCCTTCTCGCCGGATGACGTCGAAGGTGAAGACATCAACGTCGTGCGGCAGATCATCAAGGTGAAGGGCCGATTCGCGTTCGCGCCGCCGAAGCGGAACAAGGAGCGCGTTGCGCCGTGCCCGCCGACGCTCGCCAAGGCCATCAAAGAGCACGCGAACCGCTTCCCGACCATCGAAGTAACGCTGCCCTGGGTGGATCCGGCCCGTCCTAGTCTCGCCTGGGAGGACCGGCCGAAGCGGACGGTGCGCCTGCTCGTCACCACCCAGTTCACGAACGGCGTGAACGGCGGGGCCATCACGAGGGACACGTTCAACGAGAAGCAGTGGAAGCCGGCGCTGGTGGAAGCAGGGCTCATCCTGCCGCCTGAGGTGACCTACGTGGAGCCGAAGACAGGTAAGAACCCCTGGCGCAGGGAGACATGGAACATGCCCCGCGAGTATGGCTTCCATGTGCTGCGGCATACGTTCGCTAGCGTCGTCCTGGCGGAGGGTGAGACCATTACGCAGGTGGCTTCATGGCTCGGCCATAGCGACCCGGCATTCACGCTGAGGACTTACGTGCACTTCATGCCGAAGTCCGGCAGCCGCGGGCGTGCGGCGATCGGACGGTTCCTGTCCGGGGAGCCCGCCGTGGCGGATGAGGCACCTGAGGCCATCTCCTGAAAAGGATCTCCCCAGATCCTCCCCCGCGCGTTTTGATCATGACTGCGGCGGCCGTCCGGAAGCAGGGGACGGCCGCCGTTACGTGTCAGCGACTGCGAGGGTTTTCGCAGTTCACGGGGTGTAGACCGTCGACCTCGGTGGCGTAGGCATGTTGCCGCCGATGAAGAAGCTGGGGTGCGGGGGCTGGTTGTAGGCAGTGTTCTGCCAGGCCAGGGCCGTGTCACCTGCGGCCGAGGCTCCGGCAAACCCGCCCCATGCGCTCTACCTGCTTACTTACACTTCCCGCGACTTACCTCAGACCTCACGGGACTTGAGTTTCTCGCGCTCCCCGGATGCTCCCCACTTGCCTCCGCTCCCCAGATTCTCCCCAGGATTCCGCTCCCTGATGGGCCCCCAGTAGGGGAAACGGCCTATTCGAGCGCCTCGCCTGCATGCCCCGGCTCGTACCTGCTCCCCGAGCGGGCGGCGGCCTCACGCCTTATGTCTTCCATGACGAGCACGCACTCACGGCAGGCGCGGACCTCGTGCTCGCCGTCGGCGCGCGGATGCAGGGTCTTCACGACGGTGGTGTCGACGACGCTCTTCGCGGGATGCCGGAAGCAGACGCCGTCGTCCCAGTCGTAGAGGCCGAGGATCTGCTGGCGGTCCATGTCCTTCTCCTGACGTCGGCCGGCTGGGCGTGTGGGGGTTGTCGCCCTGATTCCCGGCCTGTTCAACGGAATGCGCTGGCCAAAGGTGGTTCACCCGATTGAGCGAACATGCGTTCGATTACGGGACACTACAGCGAACCTCGCGGCATATGCCAGACCGCGGGGCGTGAGCGGTATGTGTGGAAGCCTCCGCATGGCCCGACCAAGATCACATAAAGCCCTGCCCCACAGGGCAGACTCATGATCAAGCAGGTCAGAGTGTTTGTCGAGTGCCGCCAGACCTCCCCGACGACGATGAATGGCTACTCCGCGAACGGCAGCGCATCGGCAGACGCATCCACGACATCCGCATGGACCACGACCTGACCCAGGAGCGGGTCTACCTCGCGGTCCCGATGACGCGCTCCTTCTATCAGGGGATCGAGGCCGGCCAGGAGAACCCCTCGCTTAATACACTGCTGCGTATCGCACGGGTGATTGGCGTGCCCATCTCCGACCTCCTCGGCGTGAGCTAGAAGGCGCCCCTGGGCGGGGATACCAACTTTGAGTCAACCTCACGGGTGCCCTGGTGGGAACTGTGGCAGGTGCATATATGCGTGCAGAGACTGTGCACCCCGTGTGGATTTGTAACCGCTTGCCGATCTTCTGGCCCAGGCTTAGGGCAGCTTGGCCAGGCCCTGAGTAACCGCAGGCCAGGCGTTGGCCAAACGTTCCTGCGGGTAACCCGAAACCACCGCGTCGGCGAGCCATCAGCGGTGGCTGGGCGTCAGCGAGCGCCGTCGCCTATCTGGTCGCAGGCGTTGCCGCTCACCGTCTGGTAGTTGCGCCAGAGTTCCTCTGCGACGCCGCAGGACCGGTCGACGTCTCGGCAGGCCGCGCATTGGATGGCGTGGCGGGTGTAGCCGCTGTAGGCCTGCTGGACGGGGCTGAGTTGGCCGACGCCGGCGGCTAGGACAGCGGCGGCTGCGGCGGCCCTCACGGTTCCGTCGTCGGGTGCTGGGTCTCTACGATCGTCCACGTCGACGCGCTCCGTTCGTCGGCCACGCCCCCGGGCCGCCGGTAACGGTCGCGGGGGTCTTGCGTGCAATTTCACGGTACCGCTCTACACCGCTCCATGCCGCTACATGGAGCACCATGGGGCTCTCTGCCCGCGCATGGGGGAATGGGGCGCACCACGATTGACGCATGGACGATCAAGAACCGGTGGTGGATGCGAGCCTGCCGGTGTACGTGTACGTGCAGGTCGCCGACGTGATCGAGCGGGACATCCGGTCGGGCCGTCTGCCGGTGGGTGCGCGGCTGCCTGGGGAGCAGGATCTCGCCGAGCAGTACCAGATCGCCCGGGGGACGGCTCGGCGCGTCGTACAGGAGCTGCGGGACCGCAGGTTGGTGACGACGCTGCCCAGCAAGGGCACCTACGTGGTCGAGCCGCCCGTCGAGGGCTGACCGCTGACAGTGCCCGCCACTAGACTTTGACCATGCCGTCCACTCCCCCGACCCCGGGCCCACCGCGGTCTGCTGCGGCCGTGGATGAGGATATCCGCGCCCTGCTCACGGCGACGGGCGGCTGGCTGTGGGGGCCCACCCGGGCACGGTATGAGCAGCTGCGGGATGAGTGGGTGGAAGCCGTGCGCGGGGAGATCACCACAGCGGCGTAGGGCTCAGGCGTCCACGATGACCCCGAGCATCATCAGGCGGTAGCCCATCGCGGCCGGGCTCAGCTCGAAGCGGTCGGCGAGGATCTTCACTAGCTCCCGGGCCGTCCCGAACGTTGCTTCGGCTGCCGCCTTCCGCACCACTGCTTCGGGGGCGAGGAGCGCGCCCGCAAAGCGGTTAGCCTCGGCTTCTTCCCGGTCGGTGGGCAGACTGGGCACGTTGCCGTAGGAGTAGCGGGCCGCGGTGTCAAGGATCAGTTCACGGCTGCGGTGCATCTGGAAGTGGCCGATGAGATGGGCCAGTGCGAACCGCTGGCTGGCAGCAGAGTGCTGCGGGTTGAGCCCGATGGCGTCTTGGCCGTCGCGTCGTAGCAGCATGCCGGACAGCTCCGCCGCACCGCCTTCCCGGATGACCAGGATGCCGAGTTCGCGTGCCACCTTCTCCGGGTCGATGGGGAGCTCCGCGAGGCCGAACTGGTCGACGAGGTCGCGGGCCGCTACGTCGGCTCTGGACATGCGGCTCCTTCGTCAGGCTGGGCGGTGATCTCATCGTAGGATCCTGCGGTGGCCACCATCGACTTCCCCGACTCCCTGCTCGCGCGGTACGACGTCGAGATGGGACTCAAGCGGGCCGTCCGGCACGCCGAGGCCTGACAGCAGCAAGCCCCACCCGGGCGCTGCCCCGGGCGGGGCTTCAGCACAGTGCCAGCTGCTGCTGATGTTGGCCAGAGTCTACGAGCCGCCACTGACAACGCCGGGGCATCAGCGGTACAGCGACCGCCCGGCGCTCTGCACTGCCTGCCGAAAGCCTGCCTCGATCGCGCCGTCGTCGATGACGAGCAGCCGCCCGGGCGGGCAAAAAGGACTGGGGCGCAAGGTGATGTTGTCGTACCCGCGCGCCTCGACGATGGCGAGGAACTCGTCGAAGCGGTGCGGCTCGCAGAGGACGGTGCGCTTGGCGTCGCCCTCGACCTGCCGCCAGAACGCTTCGTCGGCCTCCGCCTGCTCGCTCATACCGGCAGCCTAGTCCTGGCCGCTGACAACGCCGGGGCGTGTCGACAGGCGGTACTCGCCGGATGCCTGCTGCGGTGTACGCGCGGCGGGGAGCAGGCTGGGCGGTAGTTCGTTCCGGTGCCTGCGCATGATCTGCCGCAGCGCGCGGTCGCGGACCGGGTACGGGCGATTGGCCATGACGGACAGCATGCCAGGAGACCACGCCTCGTCCGGCCAGCTCGTCAACACAGCGCCGGTCTCCTCGTCGACGAGGGTGACCCGGGCGTCCGGCATGGTGCCCCAGTTCCCCACCCAGACAGGCAGCATGCCGCGCGCCGTCGCCTCCTCCGCCCACCAGCCCTGCATCACCAGGCGCCCAGCGGACGTGAGGGTGAGGTGGAACCGGTCGGGGTTCACGTGAGCCGGATTCCGCGGGGCCGGCCGGGTTCGCGGACGATCGCGGCCTTCGCCTCCAGCTCGCGTAGCTGGTAGTGGACGGTACTGGCGGCCAGGCCGGTGCGGGTGGCGAGTTCGGCCACGGTGGGTGCCTCGCCGTCCTCGAGGATCGCCTGCCGGATGGACGACAGGATGCGTTCCTGGGTGATGGTGAGGTAGTCGACGCGATGGTTGGCCATACCGTCAATAGAGCACGTGTTCGATTTTTGGTGCAAGCTGGAGACGTGAACGACCTGCCGCCCGACCTGCCGAGACTCCGCACCCTCGAAACCTGGCTCACCCTCACCCTCGACCAGGTACGGCAGGCCATCGCGGCAGCCGAGCAGCGGGAAGCCGAACGGCAACACGGCATCGAAGCCCCGCCACCCCAACCCGACTGGATCCTCGACATGGGCCTCAACCGGGAGGGGCCACCCCTCTACGTCCACGCCGGCGACTGCTGGAACGCAGGCAGACGATCCCGCGGCATCAGCCGAGACGAAGCCCTGCGCGCGCTCGCCGACGGAACCCCCGCCTGCACGCACTGCCGGCCCGACTCGGAGTTGGGCTACCTGGAGGGGTGACCTCACGCCCACTTCAAAAAGAACATATCCGGCAAATAGCTCGAATAGGGCTCGCCGGTTCGGGCACTCCGTCCAGGGAAACCCCCACAGAACGGAGCCGCCGTGATCATCAAGAGAATGCACGACATGGGCATCCGCAGCGAACACGCCTACACCGCCGCCATGGTCTCCATCGGCCTGTCCGTCCTCACCTGGGCCACCAGCCTGAAGGGCGAGTCAGGCGGCCACGCAGACCTCGCCCGCGCCGACCGGTGGGGCATCTTCGTCGGCGAATGGGCGCCCACCTTCTTCGGCCTCGGCGTCGCCCTCTCCCAGCACGAGCAGACCGAAGGCACCCTCACCACCAGCGTCCGCGACCTCTGGCTGGAGAAGCAGCAGCAGGAACGCTAGACCGTCTGAACCAGGGCAGCCCGCCCCATCACGGCAGGGGCGGGCAGTCGCGTCTTGGGCAGCCGCAAGCCCTCCCGTGGGGAGGACCGGGAGGGGCGGCGGGCCCCGCCGTACTGGGACGGCAGGGCCCAACAGGGGCTCCACCTGGGGGAAGGGGAAGCACCCGGACGCACAGCATGCGCCACAAACCAGCCACGAGGGAAGATCCCGGCCAGAAGTAGTTCATCCGGCGATGTCAGTGCCGCCAGCCATGATGAGCGCATGACGATCACCATGCAGAACTACGGGCTCACCTGGACCGACACCGACGGGATACCGCAAGCCTCCGCCGTCGCCTACGACCAGGCGAGCGCCGAACGGCAGAAGGAGCGGCTCGAAGGCAAAGGGTGCAGCAGCGTCGAGATATCGCCCGTCAGGCCCGGACAGCTGCCCGAAGCGAAGGCGTGACGCACAAGCGGCCCGCTCTCACCGACGGAGAGCGGGCCGCAAGGCTGTGCGCCAGCTATGCCAGAGCAGGCGTCCCGTCACCGGTTCTTCGCCATCACCTGAATCAGATCGAGCAGTGCACGCCGCTGGTCCTCCGGCAAGACCGCCACCTGCTCCAGCAGCTCAGCCGCCTCCCCCGACTCTGCCCACGGCAAGCGGAGACCGAAGAACTGCGCGGCAGCCGCCTCCCGTAGCCGCACCGCCTCCAGCCGCAGGCCTGCCGCCAAGGCCGTCAGAACCTCATTGCTCGGCGCGACGACCGGAGCCCCGGTCTCCAACCGGTGCAGCCAGCCCGTCGATACCGAGGCGCCCGAACCGGCGCCCGTGCAGGCTGCGGCAAGCGACTGGTACGACAAGCCCAGTTCCCCGCGCCGCGCCTTCAGCAGCTCCCGCAACTCGTCAGCCATGCGAACCTCCACCCCAACGCAGAAGCCCCGCCGGACGGGGGAGACCGGCGGGGCCTGCGGACAGTGTGGCACGGGCGCTAGTCGTTCTCGCCCTCTTGCTGCTCTTCGGCGAGCTTCCTGTAGAGCTGCTGGATCCGGGCGTTCGCCTCAGGAGACAGCGGCTTCTGCCAGGTGATGTCACCCGTCTCGTACCAGATCTCCATCCAGTCCTTCGGGCGTTCCTCGGGCGGTTCGTCAGCCATGACACCTCCTGGTCACAGGATGTCCTCGGCCGCGGCGTCGACCCACTTGTCGGCCCAGTCGACCTCGCGAGCGAGCTGAGGAGTGGCGTACTCGCCCGTCACGGGGTTGAGGTAGCGGATCGTGAGCCCGAGGATTGCGGCGGGATGGCGCTCCCGGTACAGGGAAAAGATCGTGTCCGGCTCCTGGTTCGTACCCTCGGTCGTGTTGCAGGAGTTGCAGAGCCAGCCGCGCACAAGACCCGTCGCGTGGTCGTGGTCGCAGACGAGGTCGCGCACCCGTCCGCAGATCGCGCACCGCCCGTCCTGCCAGCGAGCAAGGACGCTGTCGGCGTCGCCGAGAAGGGTATCCGCGGCACGCTCAAGGTCCCACAGGACTCCGGCCTGTCCCGGCGTGCAGCCCCTACGCTCGGCATCCGCGAGGAACTTCTGCCGGATACCCTCCTCGGTCGGCAGGTCCGTGGGCCAGCCCCAGCACACCGGCTTGGCCGTCATGACGTGACCTCCTTGCGACTATCGCCGGCCACGAGCGAGGCACGTCCGGCTGCGAGTTCGGGAACGTACTTGTAGATCGTCATCCGGGAGACGCCGAGAAGCTTGGCGATCGAGGTGATGGACGCCTCTGGATCGGCGAGCATCGCGCGGGCGTGGCGGATCTGCTCTTCCGTCATGGCTGGCGGCCGTCCGAGCCGCTGTCCACGGGCCCGGGCGGCGGCGATGCCCTCGTGGGTGCCCTGGACGATGAGTTCGCGAATGAACTCGGCGAGTGCGGCGAAGACGTGGAAGACGAGCCGGCCGCCGGGTGTGGTCGTGTCGAGCGCCTCGTGCAGGGAGCGAAAGCCGATGCCGCGCTTGCGGAGGCCGCCGACGATGGCGATGAGGTCTTGGATGGAGCGACCGAGGCGGTCGAGCGACGGGACGACGAGGGTGTCGCCTTCGCGCAAGTAGTCGAGAGCCTTCCAGAGTTCCTCGCGTTCCGTGTTCTTGCCGGATTTCTTGTCGCTGAAGATCCGTTGACATCCGGCAGCTTCGAGGGAGGCGATCTGACGGTCGAGCTTCTGCCCCTTCGTGCTGACGCGGGCATAGCCGACGAGGCCGCCTCCACCGCCGACGGGCGCGAGGAGGTCTGAGGGGTCGGGTTCCATGACCCCATTGTCCAATAAAGGGTTATGGCTAGTACATGGACATTGAGACTTTCTGTACGCCCTTTTTGGACAACAGGGTGGGCCCTATGTCCGTTTCGCGTTCCCCTTGTCCAACTAGCCATCAATCGATCGATTGATGGACAGTCACCCACAGCCACGCTGGCCGGGCGGGATCCATCTGGCTGTCAGCAAGCGCGCATACCTCGGCAGCGGACACAATCAATTGCATCCCGACAGAGCGCCTCAAGGAGCAGAGCCATCACCTCCGTACAGATCTCCCCTCAGAACATGAAGAGTCTCGTCTTCATCCAGATGCTGCATCGGCAAGGGCTTGAGCAGGCGTCGGCGCCAGAGCCGCTGTCGTTCAGTGCCATCCTCACATTCCATGACGCGGTCGAACTGTTCCTGATCACTGCGGCTGAGCATCTGGGTGCCGCGGTCAAGGACAGAGGCAGGTTCCCTGACCGCTTCGCCGAGGCGCTCCATCCCAGCAACTGCCAGAACGGCGTCGATCTGCAAGCCCTGTACGGCATCAGGCGCTTGACCGATCTCCGCAATGGCTTCAAGCACAGCGCCGGCTTCCCGGGCCCGGAGCCGCTGCAGCGGGCGAGCACGGATACGGCCGACTTCTTCACGGCAAACTCGCCTCTGGTCTTCGGGTTGCCCTTCGAAGACATCGACCCGTCTACCCTGATCCAACAGCCTGCGGCGCGCGATCGCGTGAAGGCCTCCGCCGAGCACTACAAGGCTGGCGACCTTTTGTCCGCCATGGGGATGCTGGCTTTCGCCTTCGAGCGCCTCATGGAAGGTCAGATGAACGACGTCGATGCACCATACGGGCTGTCTGTCTTCTCATTCGGCCCGTCACTGCGGCGCCACGGGCTTCGTGGTGATCAGGTTCGTCAGATCCTGGATCAGCCGGACATGCGCACCCGGCGCGGGCTTCCAGCACGCTCCGCCGAGAGGCTCGCCGAGGAGATTACTGCAACCCGGGATGTGGCCCGCTCCGTTCAGGACGGGATGCGCCTGATGGCCCTTGGGGTGGACTTCCACCAGTATCGACGCTTCCTTTCGTTGACACCGGCCGTGGGGATGACCTACGACCAACCACACACCCCTACCTTTCAGGCCGAGGACGGTTATGCGCCCAGCGGCGAGGAGTTCAACTTCTGCCGCCAGTTCGTTGTGTCAGTCGCTTTGCGGATCGATGAGATCAACCGAACGCAAGGACTGCCCTCATGGCGCCGAGGCGGCGCCTCCTCCAGTTGAGCTGCATGTCACGAGCTAGTGAAGGTCGTCCACCACTCCCCCACACTTGGTCTACGGTGTTCCGCCTGTACTGGTACTACTCGGGGGAATCCATGCGTACCCGCATCATCTCTGCTGCCCTGCTCTGCACCGCCACGGTCGGCATCGTCGCCTGCCAACCCACCGACACCGCCAAGCCGTCGGGCGCCGCAAGCCCGTCGGCACCCGCGGCCCCCACCAGCAGTGCGCCGGCCGACGCCAAGCCTGCCGCGGAGAAGGCGAACGTGCCGAACTTCGTCGGCATGGGTCTCCAGTCCGCGCAGGACCAGGCGCAGGAACTCGGCTTCGACGGGCTCACATCACATGACGCGCTCGGCCGGGACCGCATGCAGGCGTTCGACCGGAATTGGAAGGTGTGCAGCCAGAACCCGGCCGCGGGCACGAGTGTCGCGACGGACACGACGCTGGACTTCGGCACCGTGAAGCTCGAGGAGACCTGCCCGGCGAAGCAAGAGAAGGCGCCGTCGGCCGCGGGCGGGAAGATGCCGGACTTCGAGGGGAAGTCTGTGAAGGCTGCGCGGGCGGCCCTGGACTCCAGCACGTCAATCACCGTCAACGATGCGAGTGCGGACGACCGGTTCGTGTTGGTGGAGTCGAACTGGCAGGTGTGCACGCAGAAACCGGCAGCTGACACGGCACTGACCGGGCAGCCGGTGGAGTTCACCGCGGTCAAGTTCGGGGAGAGCTGCCCGTAGACACGACGAAGCGCCCCTCCCGAAGGAGGGGCGTCACTCACGCGGGCTCGTCGACGGGCGCGGGTGGCAGGTCGGGTTCGAGGAACGGGCTGATCGACGGCGCGGGTACGGGTGGCGGTTCGGCTTCGCCCATCCGGACGAGGCTGCCGAGGTCGGCGGCGGTGTCGTCGCGGCGCGGGATGCGTGGGACGGCTTCGGGCACAGGTTCTCCTATATGTACTGGCGGCGTTGCGGGTCCAGGGCCAAGGGCTGGTTGCCGGATCCGTTGCCGGGGTCATCGGGTTGCGGGGCACCGTCCTTGCGGCAGACGAGGGCGTCCGGGTCATACGACGGGGCTTGCAGGCTGTAGCCGTCGGGGCAGGTCTGCCCGTCGCGGCCATCCTGACCAGCCGGTCCCGGCTCGCCTTGAGGTCCGGCCGGTCCGGGTTCGCCCTGCGGGCCGGGCTGGCCAGCTGCACCGTCGACACCTGGGGCGCCGGACGGGCCGACTTCGCCTGCACCGTCGCTGCCATCGTCTCCGTCTTCGCCATCCTTACCAGGTGAGCCGGATGGTCCGACCTGGCCGGCGTCGCCTTTCTCGCCCTTTTCTCCCTGTGGGCCTCGCGGCCCGACGATGGATTCGCCTCGGGACCCGGGCGGGCCGGCCACGGGCTTGCCGCCTAGTCGCTCGACTTGGGAGGCGAGCGCGTCGCGTGCTTCGTTGGCTGTCCGCAGGTCGTTGCCGAGCTGCTGCATGGTGATGACGACCCATGCGAGCGCGGCGACGCCGGCGACTGCAACGAACGCGTACCAAATGTCGGCGCGGCGGCGGGCTTTGGCTGGGGAGCTGTGAGCACTCACGCGCCCGCCCCCCTTGCCGAGAGGTACACCTGTAGAAGGACGAGCAGCACGGGCACGATCAGCCCGGTGAGGATGAGCCGCTTGTCGGAACGCCGCTGATCCTCCTGTTTCCGTCGTTCCTGCTCGGCGTCCTTCTTCTCCTGGTCGCGCGCCGTCTCGATCGCCGCGATGCGTGCCGTCATCTGGACGTGGACGTCGTCCCGGTTGCGACGCTCGATCTCGTAGCGTTCGACGGAGACCTTGGCCTCAAGCCGTGCGGCGAGCTCCCGGAAGTCGTCCTTGAGGTCTATGCGCATGGCCTCAATGCGGTGGGCGAGTTCCGCGTTCGACGGATCGTCGGCCACGTCCAGCTCCGATCAGAGAACCGGCTTCGCGGGCTGCGAGGCGGGCACGGTCGGGCTGGCCGGGGATACCTGCACCCGGGTCAGCAGAGTGAGGAGGGCCAGGACGACGGTGTTGATGGCGCCGACGGTCTCCTGCGACACGTTGTAGCCGAGCGTTCCGACGAGCACGGAGCCTGCGGCGACGATCGCAGTGAACGCCTGCGGTGCGATGGGGCGGGTCATTGCGGCGGCGATGCCGCCGAGGATCGCGGATACGGCGGCGACGATGGCTCCAGCCGTCTCGGCGCTCAGGCTGGTTACGCCGAGGCTGACGACGAGGCCGAGCACCGCGGACAGGGTGTTCAGGACCACGACCGGTTCGCGTCCGAAGAGCTTCATGGTGTTCTCGCTTCCTGTTCGGCGAGCCAGCGCCGGACGGTCTGGTTGTGGCGTGCGTCGGCGAGAGCGTTGTGCTCGCCGGATTCCTGCTTGGGGAGTTCGTCCCAGCCGATGCCGAGGCGACGGGCTTCCTGCTGGATGTCGTTGGTGAACATGGGGACGCCCTCGGGGAGGTCGATCATTCGCCCCCAGAGTTGGGCGAGGCAGACGTGGTCGTAAGCGCCGTAGTTCGCCCACAGCTCTACGTCTGGCCCGGCTGCGCGAATGAACTCGGCGACCTGGGAAGCGATGGTCGTCCGGTGCTTCACGCGGTCATCGGCGTAGTGGAATAGCCAGCGCTTCGGCATGTGGATGCGCTGGTCTCCGTGTCCCTTCGGCAGGCTCGGGACGACGTTCTCCATCAGCCACTTGTGCTTGCGGATGCGGCGCACGGGCATGTCCCGGTTGACGGCGTAGTATTCGCGACCGTCGTCGCACACCATGCCGATCGAGATCAGCTCGATGGTGCGGCCGTCCTCCAGGAATTCGAGGTCGTAGTCGACGGCGGTCACTCGGTGTCCGGCCCGGTGACGTCGACGCTGACCTTGACGACGGCATCGGCGATGGCCTTCTGTACGGCGGCCACGACCTGCTCGGTGTCGACGTCGGAGCCGATGAGCTGGGCCAGCTTGGCGATCGCTGCGGACTGGCCGGCCTCGGCCACGGTCAGGGCGCGGACGCGGACCTGGATGTCGTGGATGACGCTCAGGCCGGCCCAAGTCTTGTTGGTGGCCGCGTCCTTCGCATCGGACGGGGCGGGGATCGCATCGGTCTTCCAGACCGCGTCGAAGATGTCCTGCTTGGTGATGCCCGCCATGGGGTCCTCCTGCTCGGGTGCGCTCGCGCCCTTGGCGAGCTGAATGATGCGGGCGAAGTCGAGGTTGCCCGGGTCGCCGTGATCGTTTTCGGGTACGTGCTGATGTCCGCACCAGCCGGTGAAGTTCCGCCAGGCGCTCATGGACATGCGGGCCGGGCTCGCCCCGTAGGACGCCGGCGTGACGCCGGGTCGGCGGGAGTCCTTGCCGTAGGCGAGCCAGTCCTTCACACAGGTCAACGGCACGCCGTGGTAGTCGTGCAGCCATCGGACCAGCCACGCCACTTCGGCGAGCGCCCAGTCGGGGGCGGTCGGCCAGTGCAGGTAGTCGACGCCCGCGCGCTTCCCGGACCAGCTGGCCTTCTTGGTGTCGTCGCAGGTGCCGACCAACTCGATCTGGAAGGTGTTCGCGGTGTTCGTCTCGACGCCGCCGAGCTTGTTGGCGAGGGCGCGTGCGGATTCGTCGACGTCGTAGTGCTGGTACCAGCGGATCCGCTTCGCAGCGATGTCGGGGACGCCGGTCACGGTCGGGGCCAGGGCTCCGCCGCTGTACGACGGCAGGCTGCGCCCTTCGGTGGTGTGGACGACACCACAGTTCACTTCCATCGCCGAGCCGGAGTACTGGCCAGCACCGTAGAAGTAGGCCTGCGAGGCGCCGGGGATCTTCTGTGGGCCAGTCCTTGTCATGCGGTCCCCCTTGTCTGGGCATAAAAAATGCCCCACATCAGGGGGCGCGGGCGTAATGCTGTGGGTCAGGTGGTCTTGAGCCAGGAGATGTGCAGCCGCAGGTTGGAGCCGTTGCTGATGTCGCCGCTGGCTGAGCGGAGGGTGCACACGCCATTGGTTTCGACGACCCAGCCGCCGTGTGCGACACCGGAGTCCCAGCACGAGTTGATCGTCCCGTGGGTGGGCCGCCACCCGGACGGCAGCGTGCAGCAGACGGTGTCGACGATGTTGCCCGCCGACTCGTTGATCGTGGCGCCTGTGCGGGCCAGGTAGATGTCGATGACGAAGTTGCGGCCCTGCCGGTAGCCGGACCAGTCGTTGAGGGAGAACCCGGAGGCGACGGACAGGCCACTGGACGTGCTGGACAGGGACGGCTCCGGCGTCACCCAGGAAGCACCGTCGTACACGTCCAGCCGGTTCACGTCGAGCAGGTAGGTGGCCATGCCCTCAACAGGCGCGGCAGCGCCCACCAGGGCGGCGCCTCTTGCGGACGCGGACGCGAAGCGCATCACACCGCGCGGGACGACCCCGTCGGCGAGCAGCCTGATCGCATCGGGGATCGACGGCGGGTCCGTCATCTGCCACAGGTCGATGTTCTGGCCGTAGGGGTCGGGTGCGGTCACGAGGCATCCCCTCTAGATCGTGTACGAGATGCCGTCAAGAGACACCCAGGTCGGCAGGTTCGAGGACTGGAAGGTGCGCACAATGCCGCCCGCGATGATCTCCAGGCGGGTTGTGGCAGGCATGACTGAAGCGTCCCGCGTGACCGCCCACGCCGCGACGGCGCTGGGCCGGATCGCGGCAGGCAGAGTCAGCAGCGTCGCCCCGTCCGCGATCGACCCCGCCGTCGGCCCGATCCGGCCCCGCAGCCAGATGCGTCGCCCCTCACGCAGATAGGAGGCGGTCCAGCCGTGGCCAGGGTTCTCGTAGCCGGCGGCGAGCGTCAGGTTGGTCCAGCCCTGCGAGGTGGTCGCGGTGCGTCCCCAGGCGATCCAGTTGCCGCTGCTGTTCTGGTCGATGACGATGACGTCGCCGACCGTGGGCAGGACGTAGGTTTCCATGCAGCGGATGGCTGGGATGCCGTCCGCTGCGACGGTTCCCTCTGTGTTGACCGTGGTGACGACGGCGGTACGCCAGTCGGAGCCGCGCACCGAGGGCGACTCTTCGCCCGTCCGCTTGGCCTGCTGCTTCAACGCCCAGGCCAGGTCGCGGTGGACGGCGAGGGCGGACTTGTTTGCTGTCACGCGTCCTCCTTCGCCGAGATCGTCGAGATCGGGAAGTCGCCGCCGAGGTCGAGTGGCACGGTGAATGCGGCGACCTGGTGGAGTTCGCGGCTGCCGTCCTCGTGCGTGACGCGCAGAACATCGCCTGGTTCGAGTGCCGGGTTCGGCAGGGAGCTGATGTCCCCGGTGGCGTTGGGTGCTTTGGCTTGCGCGAGTTTCAGCGTGGCGGCGTTCTGGCATGCGGCCGTTGTGATCAGCGTGGATGAGCTGTGGAAGCCGGGCCGCCGCCCGAACTTGCCGCCCCAGTACGTCGGCGAGTTCGGGTCGTTGTCGGTGGCCAGGTAGGAGACTGGTGCGACGTTGTCGGACGTGTTTTCGCCGCGGGCGAGCCAGCCGTTCTTGACGCCGTCGGACGACATGCCGCGGCTGGCTTTGATGTAGACGCCGCCCTCGACCGCCTCGATCGCCCACACCGGGGTCGTCGTCAGCAGATCTGGCAGAACAGCGATGCGGAACACCCCGTCGGCGTCCGGATAGCATTCGGCGCCGGCCGCGGCAGCGATCTCCTGCACGCCCGCCCACGGATCGCCCTCAACATCGAAGGTGCGGGAGCCGATGGGGATGTCGGTGATCTGGGAGACGATTTCGGCGTCCGGGATGCTGCGGAGGATCAGCTCGGAGATGCCGGAGACGACAGTGCCGGTGACCCGGTAGGGGGCGGTGAACTTGTCGTCGGCGATGATCGCGGACAGGTCTTTGCCCTGCAGGGTGACGGGGCCTTCGGAGACGTCGCCGTCGGCGCTGTCGAGGCGGAATACCCCGAGCGGGACCAGCTCGACATCGTTGGGGTTGCCGTATTCGACGCCGCGGCTGATGCGCAGCCGGGCCCCGTAGGCGGCGAGCTCATCTGCCGGGACGCGTGGGATCAGCGACGGGTCGGGGCAGGTGACGGTACAGGTGCGGCGGGTGGCCTGCCCGCGGTCCGCGGTCACGCTGCCGCCCGTGTGCGGAATCTCGACGACTCGGCCGTCCGTCAGGAACAGTTGCACCAGTGTGACCGGGTTGTGTGACTCGGCGAGGCGGGCCAGGAACCGGTCGGAGACGGGATACACGCATCACCCCCGGCGGTCGAGCAGTAGATCCTCGCTGGTGGCGTACACGGGCAGCAGGTCAGCGCAGGTGGCGAACTCGGTGACGACGTCCTGCCACGTTCTGCCGCCGGAGCCGTTCACGCCCGTCGTGACCGGCATGTCCTGCTCGATGAGCGGCAGCGTCCAGGCCCGCTCCTGGTCTTGGGCCAGCTTCGCCACGCGGGCTTCAGGTATCTGCCCGACGCTGACGTACATGTCGTCGACGCCCATGCCCGGCACGGCCTGCCAGAGCAGCGTGTTGCCGGAGTCAAGCAGCAGATGCAGCGACCGCCGCTCTGCATCCGAGACCGTCCGGATCACTAGGTCGCCTTCGAGGCCCTGACGTTTCCCGCCGTGGATGACCTTGTTGCGGCGGTTCCGCACCACGAATGAGGCCTGCTCGATCGGCCGAGACCAGTCCGGGGCCGTAGCGACCATGACGGTCAAGTTCCGCTGAGGGTTACCTGGATCTTTCAACCAGATCCGGTTGATGTCGGCGAGAACGACGGTGACGTAGCCGGTGTGGCGGGTGTCTGCCGTCAGCGAACCCGGCGGGAACATTTCGACGTAGTACCTGACCGGCACATTGAGTGGCGCCTCATGATCCTCGATGACCATCAGATCCGAGGTGACAGCCTGGCGGTCAATCAGTCCGAGGCTGCCGCGGACCAGAGTGCGGGTGCCGTCCTCCGACTCCCGGTACACGCTGATCTCGTCGTCGAGGTCCAGCTCCCGCAGCGTCAGCTTCACGTAGCCGTCGGCGGAGACTGCCTCCACCTCGGTGAGCGGCAAAACCTCCCACAACGTCACCGCATCCACATGCAGGACGCTGCTTGTGGCCGACGCCGTCGCCACCAGTTCGACCGCGGCCTGCGTCGCCCCCGCAGGTGCGACAGCATCCGACGGCAGCGCATACCAGGAGCTGCCTGGGATCACATACGTGGTGCCCGTGGACGCCCCCAAGTCCACGTCGGCGGCGGAATACCAGCGGACCCGCACCAGCGCCGACGACCAAGTGCCGGCCGCAGGGTGCACGATCGGCTGGGCCCGAAAGTTCTCGCCCTCGACGATGCCGGAGACTTTCGCCGAGCGGATCGTTGATGCGGTGGCGGTCGCCGAGGTGACGGCCAGCGAGTAGGCGCCGTCGAACGCGGACAGCCCCCATGGTGTGGTGCGGGCCAGCGTGGCCACACCCGACGCGGTCACCCACCCGGCGACGCCCTGCTCGAAGCTCGAGGCGGCATACGGCAGCAGCGAGCCGGCCTGGAGCTTCGGCGCCGCCATGATGACGACGGTCTCCAGGCGCAGAATCTGCCCTGCCGACGCCGAGTCCAGGCCGGCAGCCAGCGAGCAGGTCGCCGCGTTCGCCGGGGCGAAGTCGGATACCCGCTGCCGGTACATGCCGGCCGCCGGGGTCGGCGGCGCCAGCGTGCTGCGGGTGGCCTGGATCTGGTTGCCGTTAGTGTCGTAGAACCTGAGCTCGATCCAGGCGACGGAGGCGACCGTGGGCGGCTGCATGTAGGCGTAGGCCAGGTATTCCTGCCCGGCTGTGACCGTTGGCCGGTCCACGGCGAGGATCGACGCATTGCCTGCGGCGACCGCGGTCATCGCCAGCGTCTGCCCGCCCGCGGTGTAGTTGTCAACGGCCCACGAGACGACCGGCGCCTGTCGGGAGATCGTGGCGTTGACGACCGCACCCCAGCCTGTGGCGTCTATCTCGGACGATTCGACATTGAAGGGCAGCAGGTTGCCGACGGTACGGATCGGCAGGCCGAGGTAGACGTTCTCCCAGTAGTGGTTGACGAGCGCGCCCGCCTCCGTGCTGCCGAGCAGCACCTGCGCATTCGTCGCACCCCACGGTGCCGCACCAGCCACGCTGACCCGGTGCCATCCCGATGACGAACCGGTCGTCAGAATGGACCAGGTGATGCCGACCTCGGTGCCGGACCGGTTGAGCCAGCGGATCCCGATGCGCTCCGACGACACCCCGGCGGTGTCGGAGAACGCGTAGTACACGGTGCCCGGGGTGACTGGGTAGGAGGACACGGTGCGGGCCTGCATCTCGCCCGCCGCCACGGACTTGACGACGAGGCAGCCGTCCCCGTTCCGGCCACCGGTGCCCTTGCTGAGCGTGCAGTTCAGCTTGGACGTCCAGCCCGACGTGTTCGGGTCGACCGACTCGGTGGTCTGGCTGAGGAGGTTTCCGGGGATTGCCAAGATTCCTCCTCAGCCAGCGTTGAGTACCTGAATGAGCTCGCCCTGTGCGGTGCGGACCTCGGTGCGCGCGATGTCGGTGATCTGTTCGTTGCCGACGTACACCGTGATGTCCAGGTCGCCGAGCTGCTGCTGCGCCGACCGGGCCGCCATCGAGGTGAGCGCGTTGGCCTGGGCCGTCGTGAACACCGGTTCGGGCCGGCCGGTGCCGTTGTAGGCGAGGTTCAGGCCCGGCTGCAGGTAGCCGCCGGAGTCGTAGGACCCCGGCTTGAAGCCGTACCAGGAATTGAAGAGGCGGTCGTTGTAGCCGCGCGCGCCCGATCCGACGATGACACCGTCACCGCCGCGGGACTCGACCTTGGTTTTCCCGAGGGTGCCGGCCGTGTGGCCCACACCGTCCGCGGTGATGCCGACCTTGAATGGCGAGTTGCCGTGGTAGACCCAGCCGGGTGGTGCGGTCTTGCCGCTGAAGGCGTGCGTTGACCAGCGCCGGTGTGGCTTCTGGCCTCGGATCACGCTTTCGATGGCGGACATGAACCCGGAGCAGTCCCAGGATGGGTTGCCGTTGCCGCCCCATTGGTAGGGCAGGCCGTCTTGGGTTTTCGCCCAGTTCAGCGCCTTTTGGATCTTCGGTCCGCCGATGCCTCCGGCGCCCTTGTCGTCGGCTTTCTTGCTGTACCCGAACAGGGCATCAATGATCTTGTCGGGGATCTTGCGGATCAGAGCTCCGAAGCCCGTGGACATACCCGGGAAGCCAGCCAGCAGCGGGTTGACGACGTTCTTGACGCCCGCCCGTGCGGACCCTTCGAGGGTGTCGCCGAGCCACGATGCGCCCTTCTTGATTTTGTTCCAGGCCTCCGAGCCCGCACCGACAGCAGCCGACGCGGTGTCCTTGATCCAGCCGAAGATCCCGCCGTCCGCGAAGGACTGCACGACTCCGCCACCCGCGTACCGCAGGGACGTGTCCGTCGGCGTGGACGGGTTGCCGCCGAACACCGGCGCCAGAGCAGCCTTGACGCCCTGTGCGCCACGCGACTTGGCGATCGAGTTCATCGCCCCGACGAACCCCGAGCCCACCGCGCGGGTGAACTCGGGCCGCATGATGGCCTCGCCACCGCTGAGCTCGAGTTGTCCGCCCGTCGGGGACAGGAACTTGTGCACGTCACGGCCCGGCGTGTAGCCAGGCATGACGCCGCCGTCCGCGAACTTGAACTTCGACAGCTTGGGTGCACCGAAGGCGCTCGCGACCTTGTTCCAGACGCCGACGATGCCGCCGTTGTAGACGCTGTCGACGACGAACTTGACGGGCGCCTTAGCGACGCTCTTCAGCCTGTCCCACTGCGTCTTGATCGCCGCGACGGCGTCCTTGAACAGGCCGCCGAGACCCTTGATGATGTTCTTCCAGCCGTCGAAGACCGGCTTGATGCCGCGCTCCCACGCCGTCCTGCCGATCGCGACGATCGAGTCGAAGCTCGGCTTGATGCCCTCCCTGTACAGCCAGGCAGCCCACTTGCCGATCGTCTGCAGACCGCCCCAGATGTTCTTGAACACGGGCCGGAGGTGCGCCTCCCACAGGGCCTTCCCTGCGGCCTTGATGCTGTCCCATGCAGGCTTGATGGCGTTCGCCCACAGCCATTTGGCCTTGTCGCCGATCCAGGTGAACGCCGGGGAGAAGACGCTGTTCCACAGCCACATGGCGTGCGCTGCGATCAAGTCGAACGCTGGTTTGATCGCGTGGGTCCACAGCCACATTGCGATCGCGCCCACGATTTTGATCGTGGCGATGATGGGCAGCAGAACGAGGACTACGATCGCCGTCAGCAGGATCTTCGCCGCCGTCGCGATGAGATCGAAGCTCGGCTTGATTGCGTTCGTCCACAGCCACATCGCCCACCGGCCGACCGTCTGCAGGGCAGCCCAAATGGCGTCAAAGGTGGGCTTCAAGACGTTGGTCCACGCCCACATCACGGCCGTCTGGATCGCCGACCAGACGGTCTGCACCAGATTCCGGAACCAGTCGAACTTGTTGTAGGCGTAGATGACCAGCGCGACCACAGCAAGGATCGCCAGCCCGATCAGGACCAGCGGATTCGCCGTCATAGCCGCGTTGAACGCCCACACGGCGATCGTCCACAGCTTCGTCGCCACAACGATCCCGTAGATCAGCAGAATGAACCACGGCGCCTTGTCAGCGATGATGCCGATCGCCTCCGCCACCCCGCCCAGCAGCATCAACAGCGGACCCGACAGCGGCGACAGCGCCTGCCCGACGTTCATGAACGCCGTGGCGATCTTCCCGAAGGCGTCACCCAACTTCGGGGCCATCTCCGAGCTGTACGACAGGAAGCGCTCAAACTCCGGCGACCCCTTCAGCCCGGTGCCCCAATTCGCGAACCGGCCCGTGATGGTCTGCATGCGCTCCGAGATGGAATCCATGTGCGGAAAGAAGGCCTGAATGACGCCAGCCATCCCCTTGAAGACCCGCCCGAACGAGATACCGAGCCCCGTGATGGCAGGCCCGACAGAGCCATCCAGGTCGGCCTTGAACTCCTTCCACCACGGCGACTTGAAGCCCGCAGAAGCCCGATCCTGCAACCCCTGGATCGCGGAAGCTGCAGCCAGCACGATCGGCGTCAACCCCGGCAGGGAGTTCTTCATGCCCTCCAGTGCCCTGGTGAAGATCGGCATCACCGCGGGCTGCAAAGCCTTTGACCACGCCGAAAACGCTGTGCGTAGGTTCATGAACGCGTCGAACGTGTCCCGCGCGCTGGGCGTCAGCTTCGCCAGCTCGGCCTCGTACTTGGCCTGCGCGATCGCCGCCTGATCCACGCCGCCGGCCGCCGAAATCGACGCTGACTCGATCTGCCGCTGCGCGCTGGCCACGGCGTCCGCCGCGTTCTGCTGTGCGACCGCCACGTTCGCGGTCGCCTCGCCCACACGCTGCTGGGCGTCCGCAACCTGGCGGGCCGTCTCCACCTGCGTGCGGGCCGCCTCAGCCTGCGCATCCCGCACGCCCCGTGCCTGGTCGGCGACATTGCGCTGCGCGTCAGCCACCCGCTCCTGAGCCGACTTGTACGTGTCCGAGCCTTCGACGCCAGCCTTGTTCGCGGCGGCCGTCTCCGACTTTAGGTTCTTGGTTTCGGCGGTCTGCTCCTTGAGCCGCTGCACCGCCTGGTCGTAGGCGAGGAGCGCCTTCTGCTTGTCCAACTCGGTTGAGTTCGCCGCCCGCAAGACCTTGTCCCGCTCGGCCGCGGCCTCCTTCAGGGCGATCTCCGCGTCACGCTGGCTGAGCTGGGCGTTCGTGAGTTGGTTGTTGAGGTCGAGCAGCTCCTGCTCGGCCTGCTTGCGAGCGTCTGTGAGGTCTTCCTGGGCACGCTTCGCGTCGCGCTGAGCGTCCGCGAGGGACCGCTCAGCGTCCTGCACCCGACGGGCGGCCTCAGCGTTGCGCACCGCGGCCTGCGTCGCCGCGTCGGCCGCAGACTGCTTCGCCTGCTTGACCGCCTGCTGGGCCTGCGCGATCTGCCGGGCCCCGTTGCGCTCCGCCGTCGCCAGCGACTGTGCGGCCGACGCCTGTTGCAACGCCTTCGATGCACCCTGTCCCGACGCCTGCGCACCCTGATAGGTGGCGTTCGTAGCCGCATCCTGCGCAGCCTTCTGCGCCTGCAGAGCACCCGCGATACCGACAAACGCAGGGGCCGCCACAAGAGCAACCGCGCCCACGCCGACAGCCGCCGCCGCGCCCGCAGCAGCAATCGACCCCAGCCCAGCCGCAATCACCGGCAGAACCGGCAGCAGAGCCGGACCCAACCCGATCGCCGCCGTCGACAGCAGATTCAGATTCGCGGCGGCCGAGCGGGTATCGACGTCGACGTCGACGTCCTGCCCGTCGATTCGGTTGACCAGCGCCTGAAATTGGGCGAGTTGCGCCGACGCGGCAGCCACATCGGTGCGCACCTGCACGTCCGCGTCCGATGCCGACAGGCGCTGCAAACGCTCCTGCAAGCGGGCGACCCGGGCAGTGGCCTCCGCAGTGTCGATGTCGACACCGATCTGCATGTCGCGCATCGCCAGCAGCTGAGTGCGAATCCGTGCGATCTCCCGCTGCGCCTCGGTGCTGTCCGCGTCGATCTCAACGTCCGGGAGATCCCGCAACGCCGCCTCGACCCGGGTCCGGAACGCTCGCCCGAACGCCCCGCCCGTATCCGAGCCGGACCGGGTCGCCTGCGGCGTCGCCGTCCGTCCCCCGGTAGTGATGCCATTGCGGACCGCCGACGCGATCTGCGTCGACACATGCCGGCCGATGATCCGGCCAAGCTCCTCGCCGACCTCATCCGCGGCAGGAACCACCTGCTGCTGCAGACGGCGGCGAATACCGGATGCGTTCGGCAGAACGTCGACCTCGACCGAGCCGACAGAGATAGCGGGCACCGGGAGCCTCCTCCCGGCGCCCTACGCGGCGCCCCCTTGCAGCAGCTCAAACAGGGTGTTGGCGCTCTTCTCGGTGAGCTGCGCCTGCTTCTTCCGCGGCCCCGCCCCGGGCCGGCGCATCGGCTCAGGGGCGTCCGGGCGCTTACTCTTCTGCTCGATGTTCGAGCAGAGCAGCACCCACTCCACCCGCCGGGTCGCGTCCACGTTGGCGGCGATCAACTGCTCGAGCTGCGACCAGCGGCCCTTCTCCGGCTCGCCCTTCTCCGCCTGCTCCGCCAGCTCAGCCGCAGGCATCTCGTTCCGCAGAGCCGTCCACGTCGCCGACTCCGGCGGCAACTGCTGGATCAACACCCGCAGACGCCGCCACGACATCGACCCGCGATGCACGTCCAGCAGGTCAACGCCCTGGTAGTAGCGGAGCAGGTCGGCCTCTACCGCCTCCGGGTGCGCCTCGACGACCGACCGGGTCCACGCGATTTCCCCAGGCTCTCACCAGCCTGCCGGGAGGCCTCCTCGATGAACACGCCAAGCTCGGCGTTCGTGGGATCGATCTCGAAGAACAGCTCGAGGTCGTCGGGGTGGATGACCTGCTCGGCGAACGCATCCACCTGCCCCGCGTTCAGCAGCCGCTGCCACGACTGCCGCCACGAACCAGGCGGAATGACCTGTAGCTCCTCGCCGTCCAGTGTTGCGGTCACATACGGGCTGTCCGCCTCGGCCTCCTGTGCCTCCGCAGCCGAAACCTCGACGTCGTCGACGTCCGGCTCGACCGCCCGCCGCGTGGCGGGGCGGGATGCTGCTCGCGGCGCAGTGCGCTTCCTGCTGGTACTGCCTGTGCTCGCCATGGCGCGGGCTCCTCACTATCCAGGCGCGGGCAAAAGTCAAAGGTGGACGGGCCGGGCCCGCGCCAACGGAGGCAGCCAGAAGCCGCCGACGGCCCGCCCACCAGCTCAGGACCCGGTGTAGGCCTCGGTCTCCGGGACGCGGTCGAAGTGGTAGACCGTGTTGCCGGCCTCATCGGGGTAGGCGGTGATCGTCCACTCGAAGCCGGCGATCTCGTCTTGCTTGTGGGTGACGTCCGAGCGCTCCGTGATCTCGCCCTCGGGCACGTAGAAGCCGCGCTGGAAGGAGTCGCCGTCCAGGACGACGAACCAGAACGCCCTGCGGTCCGGCACCGGGGACGCGGTCTCCGCGAACGACGTTAGGCCGCTGGTCGGTGCCAGGTCGGCGACCGGGACCCGGTACTGCAGCGACTGCACCGTGGTCCGGCCGACTTCCCACACCGTCAGCCCGAACGTGCGTAGCGACGAGGTGATGGTGGTGCGGATCGGCGACGTGTAGCCCCACGGCGTGAAGCTCTGGGAGTCCTCGTCGAAGCCCTGCACCAGACCGTCGTCGCTGATGGCGCCCAGCGGCAGCCACGGCGACAGCGGCTGCACCTCCGGATCGCCGGGGGAAGTCGAGCCCAGCGGCGCGACCCATCCCCCGCCATTTGCTCCGACCTCCAGGAGGTCCGCGGCGCGGGTGATGTTGACCATGATGTCTCCAGACATGGAAGAGCCCGCGCACGGGCGGGAATTGAACGGGTCCGGCGCGGGCCCAAAAACCGGTCAGGAAACCGGGTGGCAGAAGATTTCGTAGGTGCCGCCCACGCGGCGCAGGGCGGTGTTCTCGTAGGGGCGTTCGGCGGGGAGTGAGACGGCGCCCGCCTTGCCGATGACCAGCGTGCTGGTAGTCGAACCGCGGAGCTCCCGCTCCACCCAGCCCACCGTCTCTCCGGCCAGGGCGTATGCCTGCGCGCGAGTAGCGGCGTACACGTCGATATCAACAAGCATCCGAGCCAGGCGGCCCGCCTCGATGCCGCCGCCGGGAACCTGCCGAATTTGGATCGTCGGCAGCTCGTTCTCCAGGTTGTTGTCGAGCTCGTCGCGGGCGACAGCGTCCGGCCAGCGGGCCTGTGCCCGAGGAATCAGCTCGCCCTCGATGTCGACGATGACGGCCACTAGTTCCGCCCGCCGATCTGCGCCGCCCTCAGCAGGACGTGGTGGGCTGGCACCTTCTCAGTGCCGTACTCCACCCAGCGGGCGTAGTAGGCCGTGTTGCGGACCGTGGCAACGGCCCGGTCCCGGTTCCGGCCACCCCGGGTCTTGCTGTCCGTCTCCCACGACGCCTTGTAGTGGCCAGGGTCCGGACTGCGCTCATCGACCGGCGACAGGCCGACTGCGACACCCTTGATGACCTCGGCGCGGCGCAGCATCTCTGCCCGCATTCCCGGCATTCGCAGCATCTGGCCGACACCTTTGCGCTTCATCTTGAACCGTGCTGCCATAGCCCCTCCTGCAACTCGCAACCCAGGGGGCGGACATGGACGTCAAAGGCGTGCTCGGCAGTATCAGCTTCGACGGGGAATGGATCACCATCACCAAGACGCCCGCAGGACTGAAGCCCGCGCCATCCCGCTTCCGAGCCGTCGACGTGACGGGCACCCGCTTCAAGCCAGGCAGTCGACTCTTCCACGGCTACATCCAGTTCCTGCTGCCGGGCTCACTCGCGGCCGGAGAGAAGGGCGGCCTCACCCATGGAGGCCGGCCGCCCTACGAGGACCCGCACAGCCTGTCCATCCCCCGCAAGAGCAACGACGCCGCAGAGAAACTCGTCGCCGCCGTCGAACAAGCCCGCGGCTAGCCCGTCACCCGGTCGGCCGCGAACTGGACCACGCCGCGGGATCCCGTGAACGGGGAACGCCCCCAGTCGCCAGGCTCGCCCGTGATCTGACAGACCACGTCGCGGATCTTCACCTGGTCCGTGGTGCGCCACTCAGTACCGTTCGGGTCATACACCGTCCAGCCAACGATCACCGTGTCCCGGGCCTGCTGCTCCTCTCCGCCAACCTGCGGCGACTCCTGTCGCGGCGTCACAACAACACCCTTCACAGGGGTCTCCAGCAGCGGTCCGGGAATCGGCTGACCGCGGCCATCCCTGCCAGGTGACGGGCCGCGACGCAGGCGAACCACCGTCTCCCCGAAGGGGTACGGCGCCGGAGCCGGCATCAGCCATACCCCCAGCCGGGCTCGAACTCGTCCGCAAAGCCGGCGTCATCGATCGGCCACGTCGGCGACGGATCCGCAGTCTCGGGCGTCGGATCCACGGTGAACGCTCCCCCGCGTCCCGCCAGCGACTTGAGCGCCGACTTGTCGGCCTTCGTCAGATACAGGCCGCCAGACCCCTGGGGGCGCTGCACCGACATCGGACCGATCGTCTCGTAAGACACCTGCTGCGGATTCACGTAGGCCCGGCCCGCAACGGAGAGGACCACGGCCTCCGCGCCCTCCGGGAGCGGCTTCACCACCGTCTCGCACAGTGCGACCGCGGTCGTGAGCAGCAGGTCAGCACGGTCGCCCTGGATCTCATCGAGCCCCAGATAGAGACCGAGCTGCTCGGCGGTAGGAGGGACGAATGCCACGACGCCTCCTCAGGCCAGGGACTCCACGGCGCTGCACCAGGCAGCCAGATCGGCGGCAGGATTGAGTTCGACAGACCGGGCCTTCGCCCGCTTCGACGCCAGCCGGTACTCGGCCGCCGTCTTCAACTTCCGCAGGACCGCCTCATAGCCGGCCACGTCGTTGCGGTCCACGAAGATGCCCGCCTCGCCGAGGCTCTCGCACAGGCCCGGCGTCGGATGGGCCAGGACGGGGATACCACTCGCCATCGCCTCGCAGCCGGCCCGGCCCCACGACTCATACGAGGACGGCATCAGCAGCACCCGCGTGCGGGCGTACACCTGCTCCCGCATGTCCTCGCCGCGGACGTGCTCGACGATCTCAACGTTGGGCAGATCGGGGAGGATCTGCTCCCCGTAGGCCCCCTTCACCGCCAGGAACTGCTGGTCCGGCATCCGCTCGGCGAGGGCCTTCAAGACCTTGCCGCCCTTCTCCGGGTTGCAGTTGACGAGGGTGATCGCCTTGCCGGGCTTCGTCGCGTACTCGTCGGCGAACACCGGCGGACGCACGATCAGCGACGCTTCGGGGCGGACGGACTTCGGGTACTCGGCGAAGAACAGTTCCGCCTCCCGTTCCATCCACTGGCTGTTGTAGACCGCCAGCGCAGTGCCGCCCGAGGCGGCGTCCCGGAACGTCGGACGGTGCGTGTTGTGGCACAGAACCACCAGCGGCTTCCCGAACCCGCGGGCCATCGACGCCGTCGACGGCACCGTCTCCAGATGGGCCAGCAGCACACTGGAGCGCTTCACGGCCGCCTGAAAGTCCAGGCGAGCCTCCAGTGGTACGACCTGGATGCCGCGGTAGTCGTACTCCTTGTGGGCCGTTCCGTAGCGGGACAGCCAAACCTGCACGTCGTGACCGCGCTCCGCGAGAGGCCGCAGCATCGACACGAGCATATGCTCGGCGCCCGCATTGTGCTCTGGTGGCATCGCGTGGACACGGGCCACGATTCGCAACGGGGTGGCCGTCCCGCCCGGCGCGGAAGCCGGGACAGCCCCACCCATCAGGAACCGCTCGGGGTGCCGGTGAACTTCACGAACGCGTCCACGTCACCCATCACGAAGCCGTAGTACGCCTCCGCGAGGATCAGCACGAGGTTCTCCTGGAACGCCGAGTGGACGCCGCCCTCCTCATCCACATAAGTGGCCTGGTCGGAGATCCTCACGGTGATGTCCATGCCCACGCCATACGCGGCCTGGGACCAGTCGCCGCCGATCGCCCGCAGGCCCGTGTCCGAGGAAGTGGACTGGCGACGCTGCTTGCCCGACACCGACCGCGAGTAGGCCAGCGGCTCACCGATCAGTGTGCCCGCCGCCGCCATGTTCGTCCCAGGCGTCTGCGTGTCGACCAGGATCGGCCGGCCCGTCGTGTCCGTCGCCAGCAGCAGCGACGGCTTGAGGCGGTGGTCGGCGACCGTGCCGGTGTAGTCCCAGTCGTCGTCGACGACCTCGGCCATGCCGTTGACGAAGTCGGCCCAGATGCCGCCGTCGGCCTGCGCGGCCGTACCGAGCGCCACTGAGTTGGTCGTTGCGGCCAGGTACTCGGTGAAGGGGCCAGTGGCGCCCTTCATCGTCTTGCCGTGGATCGTGGCGTGGTCGAAGGCCCGCGCGAACGCCGTCGGCAGGTCCTTCTGCAACTGGTCGTACAGGCCGCCCGCGTTGGTCTTCGCCACCTCCATGGCGACCGGGATCAGCACGGCGACCTTCTTCGCCTGCATCTGCTTGACGTCGACGCCGCCGGTCGACAGCGGCTTCTTCGCCGCCTGGCCGACCCAGTCCGCCACGGGGACGTCCATCGGGATCGGCACGGACGTCGTCGCGTCCAGCGCCAGCGGGGCCGGACGGGCCAGCTGCATCACTGCGCTGGCCTCCACCGACTTTTCGAAGATCGGAGCCGTGATGGTGCGCGGCAGGAGCGCGCCATCCACATTGGCCAGGGTCAGGGGGGCGGTGACCGCCATGATGTCTCTTCTCCCGAAGCTACGTGAGCTTCGAACTCAGCCACCCCGCGAACTCGTCGCGGGGATTGGGGGCCTGCTTCTTGTTGGCGCCGGACGCTTGAGTGCGATCCGGTGCGGGACGCCGCGGGCCCTCCGGGGGCTGGGTCTTCGCCCAGTGCGGCTTGCGCTCCAAAAGCGCCTGGAGATCCGCCTCGATGGCGGACTCGTCGATATCGCCCGAGTCGTCGATGTACGAACCGAGATCCAACTCGCCGAACGCATCCGCCGGGTCAGCGAAAGCCGCCCGGGTATCGGTCGCGGTACCGGCGAGAGACTGCACCTGACTCCGAACCAGCCGCTGACGCGTCTTCGCGATCTGCTCCTGCGCCACAGTCAGCTGATCGTTCAGGCGCTCCGTCTCGGACTTCTGCGCGTCCTCGAACTCCTTGGCCTTCTTCGCCAGCGGCTCGAGCTCCTTCAGGCGCTTGCGGAGGTTCGCGGCTTCGCTGTTCTTCTTGCGCAGCTCGGCCTCGAACTTCTTCCGATCGAACGGCTTCTCCTCGCCGCCGGCGTCCGCCTCCTGGGCTTCCTCCGTGGACTCGGTGCCGTTCTCCTCGGTCGCCGCCTCCTCGACGGTCTCCTCGGTGCCGGTGTCCTGCTGCTCGGTCGTCTCGGTCTCTTCGGACATGACGAATCGGCCCTCCAGGGGCTGTGGAAAAGGGGAAAGGTCGCCACCAGGGCGACCTCGTTGATCAGATAGATCCGGGGAGCGGGTTACTGTCGTGCTCCGCCAGCGCCCGCCTGAACAGACGGAGCTGGTCTCCCGGATGGCCTTGGGCGTACTTGCGGTAGATCTCGTCCCACCGCGCCGCATGCGGCGACAACTCGAACCGCTGCCCCCGAAAGACCGGGAGGATCCCGCAGTGGCAGTTGTCGTGGAACTTCACCACCGACGCATCACCGGAGAACCGGTCATTCGCGTCGCGGCCAGCGGTGTCAGCCGTGGCATAGACCGAACCGCGGGAGGCGAGCAACTTACAGAAGGAGCACGCGCCAAGCGCTGCCACCCGGGCATACGCCACAGCCTGCGGGTCCTGACGGGCCGCCTGGCGGACCGTCTCGCGCCCCACATCGGTCACGAGCTTCTGCGTCGCCATGTCCGCCTTGACGAAAGCAGCATCGAGACGAACGCCGAGCTGCTCCAGATGGGCGGCCGTCGCAACCTCCGGGGCCCGGTCCCACACGTCCTTCGTGGCCCAACGCAGCGACGCCGACGTCTGCTCTTCCGGCGGGGCTTCCGCGAGCGGCACCGTGAACGAGCCCGGCACTCCGGCCGCTTCCCGCTCCCCGTCGTAGAAGTCCGCGGCCAGCGTTGCCGACACCTCCGAGTAGCGGCCCACAACCGCGGCCACCGCCTCGATCCAAGGCGGAACAGTGACCTGCAGTCGGGCCGGGTTGATGAGCCGACGCAGACCCCGCAGATCACGCAGCAAGAGCGTCGTCAATCCGATCTGCGCTGCCCGCCACCGGGACGTAGACGCCGAACTATCCGAGACTGTTGACGCCAAGGTCGGCCTCCGACGGCTCGATGCTCACGCTGTCTGCGCCCGACCCCAGCTCGGCGAGGCGATCCATCAGCGCGCTACTCCCAGCCCGGCCAACACCGCGACGTCGATCCGCCCTGATCCGCTGTCGCTGCGTTTCCGTGAACCCGGCCATCTCCAGCGTCACGTCGGAGTCGGCTGGCAGCACACCTGCCTGCACGAGCTTCACCGTGGCATCCACCTGGGCTGCCACCGTCGGTGTCGCCGGGTTCCGCCACACTGTCTCGATGCGGCGCGTCTTCTCAGGAGGCTCACCGTCCCGCACCCACAACGCGAGGCGCATCGCCTGCTGCCAGGCAGCCCCGTACCGGCGGATCCGGCGCTCGGAGCGCTTCACCAGCTTCGCCTCAGTCGACCGGATGGCGTCCGCAGAAGCCGGATTATCCGTGGTGTAGCCGAGCATGTGCGGCGGCAGCCCGAACTGCGACGACATGATCCGCGCATACAGGTCGATGATCCGCGTCATGCCCGTCGGATCGTGGGCCGCGAACTGGCCGACGTCCGGGACATTTCCGTCCTCGTCCCGCTCCAAGGCAAGGACGCGGCCGATGTACGTCTCCCACGCCGACTTGGCGTTCCCCTCCGCGTCCTGGAACGCGGACTCTGAGGCGCCGAGGATGTAGCGCTGCGGGGCGCCGAAGAACTCGGCCGCCACCTCCATGCCCATCAGGCGCCGGCATGCGGCATCCGTGATCGACATGACCTCGGGGGTGATCTCCGACTTGCCGACCCGGTCCGCGGTGCGCTGACGATTCGCCAGCCGCACCACCGGCACGACACCCAGGTTGTGGATGTCCCGATCGACGACCTCCCAGCCGCCAGACGGGGACGGCAGCGCCGTGATCGTCTGATCCGGCAGATACAGGACGATCATCCGCTCTTCGGGGCCCGACTCAACAAAACCGTCCGCCTGGCACTCCCTGAGCGCCGCCGTCCCCATCCTCAGCCGGGCATCCCACATCAGGGTCATATCCAGCGGCGACTCCACCGAGATCAGCGGCGGGCAATCCTCGCCGCAGTCCCCGGAGCCGACCGCCAGATACTCGCGGCCGTACACCAACGAATCCAGGTGAGCCAGCGACGACTCGTCGAACAGGTCGTTCGCGTCGGCGATCTCCGCCAGCTCCGACGAGTCCGAGCCATCCGCCCAGCGGAACGCCTCCAGATCCAGGCGCTCCTCTAGGGACTCGACGCCGACCCGCGGCCACCCGATCACCGTATGCAGGCCCTTGAGCTGCGGCGGAATACTGATACCGAGGTCCCGGATCAGCTGCTCACCGTTGAAGTACGCGTCCCGCATCAGCAGGGCATACCGGTCGCGCATCATGTCCGCACGCAGCATGTTGATCAGCGCGAGCTCGTCATCCGACAACGTCAGCAGCGAAAGTTCGGGGATGGAGAGAGTCACCGCAGCACCACCACCCTGCCTTTGCCGCGCACGGTGGAGCGCTTCTGATTCTTCGGACTGTTCAAGATGAGGCGCCGCAGCATCCGCGCCCCGACCATGCAAACCGCCAGGTCGATCTTCCGGGCGGACTCGCGGTGCTCCTTGCCGATCGTGATCCCCCAAGCGTTCGTCCGCCTACGGGCGTTGATCACGTGGGTGCGCATCACCTTGTGACCGTCATGCACCAACGTCCGCTGCAGCACGTCCTCGTGGGTGCGCTTCACCGCGTCCGTGAACGTCTCCTGATGGCGGCGGTCACGCATATCCCAGCGCACCGCGTGCGCCTTCGGTCCGGCCGCGACGGCGCGCAGCATCAACTTCTTCCCGAACGCCTGACCCCAACGGTCCAGGTAGGTGTCCCAGTACATTTCGCCGTCGTCGTCCTTGCCGGAGCCCGGGTCAGCGAAGAACGCCAGCACCTTGAACCGGCCGAACGCATTGACGACGACACCATCGACGTCTTCGCGCGGCACCTGGTACGGCACGTATCCCGGAGTGTCCGGCGACGGCCAGTTCGGCGGCCTCTGCCAAACCCCCAGCGTCGACACCAGGCCATCCGACATGCGGCAAGCAGCAAGGCCCGTCGCGTCATCCGACTTGGAACCGTCGAAGAAGAGAACAACCTCGTCGCCATCCGCCAGCGCCAGATCATCCCGCTTGCAGGCATCCCACTCGTAGCGAGAGAGCCACGCATCCTCCGCCGCGGCGATCTGGTTGTACCAGAAACGACGCGACCGGCTCGGCGGGTTACGGACGTCGAGAATCGACTTGACGATCCGTGGGATATTCAGCCATACCGAGTCGCCCCGGACCGCTTTGAGAACCTTCTCCAGCCACGGCCTCGTCAGCTTCGCCTCGGGCGGGGCCTCCAGCGAGTCGTACAGGATTCCCGTGTCCTCGGCGCGGCCCGCCTCTGCGGCCTCGTAGGCGTCACGAGTCTGTTCGGCAACCGAGTCCTCGCCAGGCTCGAAGGCGTTGGTGATCGCGAAGGTGCGGGCCGAACCGTCCGCAGACTTGGTGGCGTTCCGCTCGATCGTCGCGGCCATCTCGTGACCCTGGTTCGACTCGATCCAGTGGTGCGTCTCGTTGAGCAGCGTGAACGTAGTCCGTCCACCCTCAAGCGATCGAGGTGACGAGGTCACGGCCTCGATCCTGCTAAGCCCCTTATGGGCGTAGACGATCTCCTTGCCGACCTCGATGCCGTATTCGGCCTTGGCTTCCTTCGTGAACAGCGAGCCGAAGATAATCATGGTGTTGCGGGTCTGATCCTTCGACACCGCAGCGATCTGCACCCAAGCCTCTGGGTGCGACTCCCCTACAGGCTGCCCTGCCGGGACTCCCCGGATCTCGCCCGCCTTGGCAATCCGCCCACGCCACCGACAAGGTCCGACGAACTCGGTGGCGGACAGAGTCGCCCCGAATGGGTCTTTCCCCCACCCCTTGAGCCGTTGAAGCACCGCGTCCCGGTAGACGAACTCCCCGGAATCTGGATCGATGGCGTACCACCAAAAGAGGATCCGGATCTGTTCCGAGGTGAAGCGCCACGGCCGACCAGCACCATGCTGAAGGTTGCTCTCAGCCCAGCGCCAGATGTGATGCCCAAGGGTGAACTCCGGCTCAATGAAGTTCCCGAACTCGTCGCGCGTCCAAGTCGGGCCGATGACGACAGGGTCGACTACCTCCGGAACGGACTCTTCGACCTCAGCCGCTGAAGGCGGAGCGATAGTCATCAAGCACCGTCACGTCGGCATCGCCCTGAGTCGACGGCTTCTTCCGCTCCAGTTCCATGCGGGCGCGCCGCCGGTCGCCCTCCGTCGTTAGCAGCGACGACATCACCGAGTTGAGTGCGGCCACCAGCTGCCCGTTCGGACCGCGCTCCGACAGCAGCACCTTCGACATCAGATCCGCGGCATACCGGGCGACCGCCCAGTCCGACGGCTGATAGAACGCCGCCTGCCCCGACTCCCTGAGGGAGAGATACCAGTCAGCCGCGATCGGATGCCACAACGGATCCGCATCCGGCAGATCAGGAAGATCCACCGGCGCCCCAGAAGGCGCCTTCGTGATCGAGTCCTTCTCATCCTTCGAGCGATGGCCCATGCGCTCCTCAGAGCGCTTACCAATAGGTCCACGAGCGCCCATGACGACCTCCAGGGTCAGAGCACGCCACCAGGGCGCACAGAGGGCTGGATACAACGACGCCCCAACTCGGGGACGCCGCCGGGGCGTCAGAGCGAGGCAACCAAGCCGGCTGCATCAGGCAGCACAGCAAGACTCAACGGCGTACCAGGAACCCGGTCGCCAACAATCATGTAGCGGCGATCCGAGTACACCTCGAACGCCAACTCCCCCCGGCGGATACGCCGGCCAGCGGGGACCGCGCCGCGGAACCACAGATGCAGGCCAGTACCGGACCGGCCGCGCTCCATGTACGTCGGCGGCAACTGGTCCACGATCGCCTGCGCCCACGGCAACACCCGGCCAGCCTCAACGGCGTGGTCCAGGTCGACGACGACTATGCCGTCGCTGGCCGTCAAGACGAAGCCGACACCGTCGCCGGTCTTCGAGGCGGCAGCCGCGGCGTAGTCCGACCAGGAGGACGGGTCCTTCACCGAGGCGAAACGTCCGTCGGTGCGCATTGGCACCTTGTCCTTGTGCCGCACCCAGCGGGTCCGCGACGTCAACTCTGTCGGGATCCGGGCCGCCTGCTCTACCGACGCACGCTGCTGGCGCTCCGCAATCCGGGCCCGGCTCGCACGCTTCCGGCACGTCGCACCACAGAACCGCGCATCCGCCCGCGCCATCAAGGGCAGCGGGCCGGCGCACTGCACGCACTCGGTGCGGCGGGCAACGGCGGTCGAAGTCATGCACTCAGTCTAGTCGGCAGATGTCACGGCTATTGGCCGTTGACCTGCATCGTTACCATCCTGCCATCAGGCAGCAGGAGGCGAGTGGCCTAGACCGGTCAGGCATCGCCGCAGGTCAGCGGCCTTGGAAACCCGGGGGCGATGTC